GAAAGAACACACGGCCATTACTGCGGCGCGCATGCACCAGAGTATCAACCACACGGTCGATCATCTCTACGTCGAGACGATCACAGACTGCCGCCGCTTCGGAGAGGAACTGAATAGCGTAGGAACTCAAGCATCACCTAGTTGCGTAATATACCAGTCAAGCGGCTTATCATCCCAGTTCTCGCCAGTCATGAAATCAAAATCCCACAGCCATTGCATTTGCATGTCTTCTGGATATGAAGTCGAAAGCGGTTCGATCCCGTAGTGCGCCGGTTGTATACCTAGGTTCACAGCACATACCCCGCCGCAGCCGCATCGCACACAAACATCTCCGCCGTCTCCCGCGAGAACTCTGTCAAGTCCTTCCCAACTAGCGACAGCTTGTCCAACACATCTGCCGTCACAGTGATGATGTGACAGTGCGCTCGGTTGGCCTGTATGACGTTCAGCACCTCACGCGTGCTCGCCCATAACAACTCAGCCTTGGGGCGCGAGTGCAAGATGTCCGCAGACTCCTCCATGATCGGGACCGGATCAACTCCCGTGTCGGCGATCCTCCCTGCGAACACGGAGACCACGCTAGGCGTCTCTGGAACAAGCACAGAGGCTACGCGCCGCACCTGTGCTACCGTCATAACCGCCGTGACGTTTACCCGCACTCCTGACGCGCTGAGACGCCCCACAAGCGGTGCCGAGGACTCACCCTTGCTGTTCGTCACGGGTATCTTGACGTAGACGTTTGCACCCCAGCCGGCGATGACGTACGCCTGCCGCTCCATCTCGACGAAATCGTCAGATAGCACCTCAAACGAAATGGGTTTGCCGCCAACAATCGACAGCGCCTCACGGGCAAATGCGGCGTAATCGGTAACGCCAGCCTTGCGCATCAGTGATGGGTTTGTCGTGAAGCCGCTGACTCGCTCATCGCGAGCCCACTTGCTCATGCTCGCTAGGTCCGCGCCGTCGAGGTAAAGCTTGATGCTAGGCAGGGTCACGCGGCGCCCTCTATTAGGCGGATCACCATCGGCGTTCGCGCCCCAGCCGCTCATTTGGATAGCCACGACAGATATTCCAATTGTCCATCCGCAATAGCATTAGGATATCGGTAGACAATCTCACTCAAAATCCTGCGTAAAACCGCATGATTTGGCGAACATTGATCACGAAACGCTTGGCCACTGTCGTACTCTCGCGGTAGCTCCCGTAATAATCCTAGCGCCTCATCCCACGAAAGGAACAGCATGATATCAGACGTGCTTATCCGGTTGTCACACATGGGAACAACCCCTTGTGTTTCCCCGGCTTTCGTCTACACGACGCTGAGCACTCAGCGCGAGGGCGAGGATATTCCGAGCCGAGTTCACGTCTCGGTCGTGGCTTTCACCGCACTCGGAGCACACCCACTCTCTCATTCCAAGCGCGCCCATACCTTTCGGACTGCTGCCAGGAATGCTCCCGCAGCACGAGCACATTTGGGTCGTGAAACGTTCGTCAACCTCCAGGAAAGACGCTGAGTGCCTGCTGGCCTTGTAGCTCAACATCGTCTTGAAGGACGCCCAACCAGCATCCAACACGGACTTCGCCATCCGGGTCTTTGCCAATCGAGAAGATGAAACATTGCCGACCGCGATCAGCGCGTTCTCACGCGCCAGTCGGCAGGAAACCTTGTGAAGATGATCCTTTCGCGCGTTGGCAATCTTGGCGTGAATTGCCTTAATCCGGCGTTTATTGCGAGCGCGCTGAGCCTTGGCGAGGCGCTGTGCCCAGGTCGCGGTATGCCGTAGATTCTCGACGATCTCGCCATCGCTAGTAGCCGCAAGCGACTTTAGCCCGAGATCAATCCCAATCTCACTGTTGCCGGTCGCCAGATCGTCGGCAACCTCGACGTGAAAACAAACCCACCATTTGCCGCGAGCATCCTCAACGAACGCCCCGCCTTTGGCGCTGTCGGGCAGCGAGCGGCGCGCATTACCGAACCATCGGAACTGGTTGCCGAGATAGGTGATCGCGTTATCGGCGATCTGACGGCTCTGGCTTTGAAACGGAACCCAGCCGAGTGCTCGGCGTGCGCCGCCTGATGCCCGGAAACGGAGTGAATGCTTCGCCTTGTCGCGTGATCTAACATATTGCTCGCATACCGATCCGACCGTTTGCGCGTGGATGCCAAGCTCTTTCGACGTGCCCTTGGTCAGCTTTTGCAAGTCGAAATGCGACGGCCATTTGCGTTTCGGAGCGCCCGCACGATAGCGAGCCTCGATATCGCGCTGATAGGCGTTGCAGTAGTTCCAGACCTGATTGCAGGCAAAAGCATGTCGTCTCAGCGTTTTCTTCGCTGAGTTGTCCTTGAGCCTATAGCGATAGGTCAGAATCACGATTTAGTCCCTGTGTGCGACAACCGGATAAGCATGATATCAGACATAACCTAGGCTGCCTTGGGGTGTTTGCCCAACCCGCTAGCCTTCGCCAGCGCCGAACGCTTTTCCGTATAGCCAGGCGCGGTCAACGGCACGCGGCGACCGACAAGAGCATAGTACGCCTCAGGAGATAGCCCATGCGAGATGCGGAGATGCCGCTTGAGCATATTGCCAGTGAAGTCGCAGACGAGGCACCGGACGGTCTTGCCGTCCACCGAGACAGCCTCTTCAACGGGGTGAGCGAGCGTTACAGTCTTAACCTCATCACCTAGACTGTGGGCGTGTACGGTCGCCTTGTAGGCAGCCTCTGCCGCGCCCTTTAGCGCGGCAGCATCAAGCTGTCCAACATTGATTGAATACCGAATGGCGTGCTGCGCCGTCTCAACCGCACTATCATGTACCGCCTTGTCAATCGCCACAATCTTAACCCTCAGAGAGAAAGAGGCGGTGAGTATAGAGCGAGATTTGTCTAGCGCACCAGATCTAACACTAGATCGTGGGAGACCGCACGCGCACAAGCGCCTATGGCTTCAAGTATCGAACATTGTCCCAAACCAAACGCGGTGAATGCCGCCTTCCTATCCACTGCGAGAGCAACGACAAACTGAATGTCTGCTAAGTCTTCATCGCCCGCTTCGATACGTTCGGCCAACCGCCTCAGGCCGGCGGGAATATCGTTCGTCAGGACGCCTAGCGGGACGACTTCAGCAGTCATCGTCATCATCATCAGTCGCCGCTTGAGCTTTAGACGAACTAGATTGCGACGGCTGAGACGATCCCGGCGCATACTTCGGAGCCGCAAACGGAATCTTCTTGGTGATCGTAACCTTGGACCGCGTATCACCGCCGCGTCCCACACCGCCCTTCGCAGCTACGGTCACATCCTCAGCGACAGGATCAGGCGTGCCCAAGTCAGTCGTCTGAGACGTAGCGCTCGGCGACCGCAGCTTCGGCGCGTTCAGACCCTTGGCAAACTCCCGAAACTCGGGGCTCTCCTGGTCATGCCAAGACAGATCGAACTTTGCCATTCTATTTACTGACCACCAGAGTCCTTGACTCTGCGAGCAACAGTTTTCGCAAAGTCCATAGTTTTATTAATATCTATATTCGGCTTTGGTGCACTAGCTTCCGCCGCTTCTGTCGTCTTATTCGCAGCCCTCATCGCGGCACTCGATGGTGTCCAATCAGTTGTGACAGTCTGCCCATCCCACCGATCGTCATATCCGCCCACAACTCGTCTAGGCATTGTCAACCTCCTGATCTCGCTCACAAAACCGAAGAAATGTCAATGTATTCGCAAACCGCAAAGCCCCATGCATTGCGCGCATCCTAACAATATCAACCACTTACCCAAACCGCAATTCATGCTAAGAACGCTGCCTAGGCTCGCTCTCAGCCTTCTTGACCCGCTCCCGAGCCTTGATCAGACGCTCCGCAAAGCCAACGTCGCCGCTGTGCTCAACGGCAACGCGCTCGCCATACTTCTTCGGTTGTAGTTTGGCCATCAGCCACTTGCGGGTGTCTACACGCAGCTTGGAGCGTAGCACCGCCTCAGTGTCGAGCGCTGTGAATGTGCCACCATTGCGACCTAAACGCTCGACGTAATCGTTCTGCGCTTCGTCGGAAATCAGCAGGATTTCCTCGGCCATTAGGTCAGCTTGGGCCTCGCGGGCTCTACGGTATTGCGCCTCAAAGTCAGGCTTTTTACCGAGCCAACCAAAGACCGTAGAAATTTCCGGCATCCCCTCGGCACGGCATATCTCGACAAGACTACGGCCCTGCCCAATAAGCAGACAGATTTCGTCCGCTATTTCCTGCGTGAATACACTCGCCGGCATAGGATCACTTAGCGCTCGCCCTGATCCTTGCTGCGCCCCATACCCATACCGAGGGCGCCAGGAGTCTCGCGCCCGCCGAGCGACCGTGCATCCTCAGGCGAAGATACAGCCGTCTTGAACTTGCTGACCGTAGGACGTGACCCACCACCAACGCTCGTATTCTGCGGCGCACTCGACTGCGGAGGAGCCTTCAACGTCGGTTCGTTGCCGAGAATGTTAGCCATGATAACTCCAAACGACAAGTTTTGGGACAAACACATAATCGCACTAGCACAATACGACAATCTTAGCAAGGTCCGATGCACGCGGGCGCGTACCTGTAGAAACCGAAGATTCGGGCGGTTCAAGGGATTGTGCGAGGTCGTGGCGAGAGAGGGTGATCGCATCGTTTGTGATTAGTCAGCATAGGTGTGACCTATCTAATTGAAGGTTCCAGGTTCTGGAGGGTAGGCGTTTGGAAAGAGGATTTTTCGGATGGCGAGGCGTTCATCGCGAGGTCGGGATTTGTCATTGAAGCGCCGACCTAGTTCGTCGGGATGTATGCCGCTAAGTTTCCAAGGGTCAGTGTCTCGTTTTGGCGAGCGTTTGGATTTTCCATAATCAAGTCCCCCAACGGGGGATATAGGGGGTAAATGGTAGTTGATGGTTGATGGTTGATGGTTAGCATTACGGGTCTGTACTGCGTCCGCATCTGTTAAGTGATTGTTATCATGGCCATTGACTGACGGCGTGAAATCATCATGAATTGATCCTGAACCATTCATAAAGTCATCCTGAACCGTTTCTGAACTCATCCTGAACTCATCCTGAGAATTTTTTGCCCACCGTGTTTTAGCGTTTTGGCTCGCCTCGGAACTCCTCTTTGTGGCTTTTTCTAGCTCCAAAATGCAGCGGCGCACGACGATTTTATTGCTCTCGATTTCGATCTTTCCGCGCTCTATTAAGTTGCATCGGATTGCCCGAAATGTGCGCCAATGTTTGCATCCGCAGACTTTAGTTAGCCAGTTTTCGTCATCTGGTATTGCTCCACCTCGGCTATAGATCAATGAGCAGATCGTGATATAAACTCCGATTTCCTCGCTGGTCATTCCCAGCGTTCCAGACAGCCATTCATCGGGAGAAAAATCGACGCGGCGAACCTTCATTGAAGTGCCTCAAACGATCCTGTTTGGTAGTTAAATCTAACAGTGATTTCCCCCGGCGTTCCAATTTCGTCATGGAATCGGACTTTTTGAATGTTGATCTGAGATTGATTGTTGTCTGCGCGTTCGACGATAATCCCAACGTCTGCGCGATTTGCCCACATTGCGCTATCGGAGATATCGTAGAGCGCTGGCGTAGGATATTTTCCTTCGCGATTGCGCTGCATCTTTGCTGGGTGAGCCGCGACGATCAGGTGAAGACCAAGCGAGCGCGCCATCCGCTTTAAGCGGCGAAGCGCCGCGCCGACGTATTCCGTCAATGTCTCGTCTCGACCGCGCTCGTGGTCCATTTCGTTCCAGGGGTCTATAATCGCGAGTTTAGCATGATCCCTGATAGCGGCGGCGCTTATGCGCTCTATCAGCCAGTCAAGAGTAATGTCCTCGTCTTCCGCAGCTACGACAAAACGAAAGTGTTCATCAATCCATTCGTCGGCTTTA